CACCCTTCTGTTGAATAACAGTTGAATTGTTTCCTGCTACGAGAGGGAAACTAATCAGACTGATTAATAATAATCGTACCATCTCCTCCTCCGTTTACTGTTATATCTATAAGTTTTCCTGCCGATAAAATCTGTATGTTGTAAGCACTTCTCTTTTCTATCTGTAAGTCTACTGTATTTTCTACACTTCTAAAGAAGGTTAGCATTTCTCCATCTACAAAACTATACACTTGAGCTTTAGAATCATACCCTGCGATGATACCTTCTATAGTTACATCTCCTATCTTAGATACTTCATCTTCACCTTCTATGAAAGCTAGTAAATCAATTAAGAAATCTACACTTAATAAATCTATCGACAGTCTGTCTATCTCTAGTTCATCTTCGTCTAGTTCATCTTCATCAAAATTTTCTTCTAGGAAGTCTACGTCTAAGACATTACTGCTTTTAGTATTCTGATCTTCTACTGCGTCTTCGACTTCTTCTGGTGGGTTTATAATTAAAAGGTTGTTGATTAATCCTAATGTCATATTAATCAACTTAACCGGTTTGGTAGGTGGAGCTTCTGAAACGCTCACCATTGTTGCTTGAAAGGGCTGATTAAGAACTTCAATACCTGCTGCTGTCTCTACAGTTATTTCTCCTGAACTTGTACCATCTTCGTTAGGTAAAAGAATTACTAAGGAGCGTCCTATCTCATCTACTGTTGTTGTGAAATCTGTGCCACGAATTGCGATATTAGCAGAAGGAGTTCGGATTGAAATATTTTTCTTATCAATCTTTCCTAGTTTACCACTAATAAATCTAGCAGTACCACTAGCCATTCGTAAAGCAAGTTTACTTTTTGAGGGGTTGGGATCGTAGATATATTCATCTACTATAATTTTGGAGTGTTCGGTTAGTTTTAGTATGGAGTCGTCTACGAAAGTAAGAGCCATACGACCATTACCAGTACGCACATCATCATTACTAAGTATGCCTAGAGATAGTTCAGCTAATAGTCTATCTCCGTTTGTACTACGTAACACCTCTCCATTGCCACGCAGTTCAGATATAGAACCTATGTCTGCATATAAAGAACTAGACAGTAGTCCTATTAGCAACCAGTAGTGCATTGGTCAATATTAATAACACCGCTTGTGGAAGCAGCGACTATATTGATTGTGTCAGTTACACCTGATGCGCTTGTTGTTTGGTCAATGTCTATGTTGTTACTATCACCAGTTATACTAGCCGTTATTGATTTATCGTCAGTTCCAATCTGAGTTACGTCAATGTCATTTGAGTTTCCATCAATAGTCCAATTATTGACTGCTCCTATAACCTCACTTCTAATGTTTAAATCATTTGTGTTACCAGTTATAACCGCATCAAAGTTACCACCTGTTGCTGCACTTGAACTACCTTGCAACCAAGTCAATACGTTAGTATTACCTGTAGCACTATAGTCAAAGTCAGAAGAAGTTACTGCTCCTGAACCACCGGCTGTAATTGTTGACGTATTAGAATCACCAATTTGGTACATAGTCCAACTAGAACTTGCTGCTTGAGCAATAGCATTAGCTAAAGTATTTGTGTTACCTTGTTGTTTTATATCAGCAGTTATAGATGCACCTGCAAAGGTTGATCTAGTTCCTGAAGTACCAACTTTGTTAGTGTTTCCAATCTGGTCAATCGTTAGATTAAAAGCCCCACCACCTGATTGTGTCAGGTAAATATCATTGTCTCCTGCCCATAGACTAGACATAGATAGTATTAATAATAATTGTAATAAATATTTCATTATCCTCTTACTCCATCTAAAGAATCTGGAACTTCAATATAATTGTAATCCCATAACTCTTTTTGTAAGCCTTCCATTACTAGTTCATAGACTGCTGCCTCTACAGCAGACCTAACTGCGTAGCCTGTAGCTTCAGTCTGTGTGTACCCTGTTTCTATTTCTACTAATTCAGTATCACCTACTTCTGTAAATCTAAAAACATCTCTACTTACACCTGCACTCAGTATAGTCTTGCTTACTGTTACATTCAATATAACTTCTCCAGTCTGTACTAGAACTGCCCTCATGGACACAGTTACATCATCTATTCGGTATTGGTTTGTATTCCCTATTCCCAAATACCTTGCACCATTTCCACCAGTCTTTATATCAGACTCGTAAGAAACGATACCACCTTCCAAGATTATTCCTGCATATAGGATAGGCTTTAATTTATTAGCACCTTTCCCATCGTAGGTTTCTCTTGTTGATTTAATTAACTGACGTTCCTTCGTTAAATTATTTAGTCCTTTTCTTTCTACAACAACGAACCATTCTCCGTTGCCTGCACTTCTTAGTGCCTGTATTAAGTAGTTCTCTGCTCCTTGAGTAACTGCTGTACTAAATAAAGCCATCTTATTTGAAGGCTTACGCTGTCCAGTTAAGTCATCAAAACTGTATACAGCTACTACTGCCTTCTGATTGGGCTTTGGTAAGTCTAATAATCTTTGTAGTGTTGTTCTTTCTACTCTAGCATCTTCAGTACAAGTAAGACCATATATCAAACATTGCTCTGCTCTAGGCGGTGCAAAGGAAGCACAACCTGTAATCGCTAGTATTAGGATTAGATTCCACAGTCTGCGGTACATATCCCAAATATTCCTATCGGTATTACTATCTCTGTTATCGAGCCGTCTTCTCCTATAACAGTTAAGGTTATATATTCTCCATCATTAGAGAATGATATTTGATTCCCTTCTAATTCTATTGTTCCACCAGTACCACCATCTTCATCAAACAACATGTCTGAAATATCTCTAGATAGATTACTAAAAATTCTAGACTGAAGGTTGTTTAAAAACTTATTAAGTGTACTGTTCTCTATTTCTCTTTCTATTTCTTCTAGTTCTGATTGTATTTTCTCAGCCAGTTCGTCTCGTCTTTTTTTCTCTTGTTCGTCAATGGTTAAATAATGAGCAGATGTGCCCACCCCACTAAAACTAGGATTCTTAAACTCGTGAGTTATAGGTGAACTATAAACAGAAGCAGCTACCATAACTAATACAGTAATAAGAATAGATGCTATAAATGGTATCTCTGTTTTATTAGTCTTTCCTTTGGTCATCTCTGTCTGCTTTTGCTATCTTGTTACTGTCTATTAATTGAGGTACTCCTAATATAGTTTTAATAAGAGTATCCTGTCTAATGATTTCATTATCTAGACTACGAACTCTATCTATAAGAGCAACTAAAATCCCGTGTTGTGAATCTAGTTTAGTGCCTAGTCTTATTTCCATTTGTTCTATTTGGTCAGCAACCTTATCATCAAGTACGTCTAACTTAGTTTCCATACCATCAATAATTCTATTTATAAGTTTCCAAATAAAGAAACCTAATCCTAATGCAGCAGCAATCGGGAATCCGACTTCGTTAATAAATTGAATTGCTTGTTCCATTTTTGAGGTGCAAGTTCCCTGTGAAGCTAACAATAGCGTTCGCTGATTTATGTTTCTTTTAAGTCTCTGTAGTGGTTAGAAGTAGTAGTAGTATCCCGACACTACTATATATGTCCAACCAACAATACATACAACGCAGACACTACTGGTCACTGCTTTCAGTTGATTTACACTCCTGTTTAAATTGATTCCATCTAAGGAATTCTCTAGTTTCTAAGTCCCAAAACAATCCTTTGTAACAATTATTTTTTTGAGAGTCTTGTTTGTCTTCTTCTTTTCCTAGCCAATTCCCTCGTCCATTGGCGATTATGTCTTTTAAATTCTTTTCCATTAGTCAGGTTTATGAGATGCTCCAAAGTAAAAGCTAACAATAGCTGATGCTAAACCACCTAGGTATCCTAAAATTAAATTGACTAATGCTTCTGAGTTGGCTTCGGGGGGCTGTAAAGTTATAAGAAATATATAGCCTAAGAAACCACCTACTGTAGCCATACCCATTATACGAGCAGTCCAGTCTTTACTAAATTTTCCTCTAGCATCTTGAATATCTTCGGTCTCTAGTTTAAAAACATCAACCTCAAGCTCTTTCATCTTGACTTCAAAATCAGACTCAGCCTTTTTAAGTTCTAACATTTGTTCAGGAGTCGCTTCTTCCATAGCCTTTTCAATTGATTTAGGATTGTTAGGTACTCCTAAAACATCAGCTATCATATTAGCTGCCATGCCTCCCATTGGTCCACCAAGAGCAGTACCAAGTGTAGGAGCAACCGCTCCAACTATATTTTTTAATATTCCTTTCATTCTTCTTCCTTATATATAACTTCCATCATATCTTCAAACATTGCTCTGTAGTCTTCTAGTGACATGAAGGGCATATCTTGCCTTATTTGATGTAAACAGTAGTGGCGGTAACAGCCTTCTAATTGGTCTTCTAGATACAGAATCATGTTATTGTATTATACAGGTAAATTTATAGGTTGTCAAGTTTATTTAAATAAATCCTCAAGAAAGCTTAACATTTCTTTTGTAGTTGTTCCTTTTTTAAAATCATGTTTAGAAAGTTCAATAGCTTTATTAATATCTTCTTCACTTTCTAAAAAATATTTTAATCCTTCAGGTGTTTGCTCATTCATAGCAACTGCATGAATTATACCCCTATCTGGTCCTAATTTATTTCTAAGATATTTCATATCAGCAATATACTGTTCTGGATTATCATTTTCTTTTTTAACAATTGCCATTTTTTCTTCAAAAGTTCCTGTACGACCACCCCCTAAATATTCTAAAACAGCATGTGCTTCAGGGTCTTCGGTATCTTTATATCTTTCTAGTTTAGTATTAAAATCTCTTAAAGGAGCTCTTATTCCTGCTACACGAGAATCATAAGCTCCATATCCTTCTTCTCTACCTTCTTTATAATAAACATCTTTAGTTCTACCTGCCCAATCTGTAAATCTAGCTTCAATATTTCCCATATTATTGTATAAATAATTTGGTTTTTCTACAGCATCTCCTTCATTCTTTTGAACTCTAACAGGTTCAGGAGTCTTTGGAGTATTATCTAAACCTGCAACCTCTTTAAAAGATTGCCCTGTGCCATCTACGCTCCTATCTGCAGGGTCATCTTCTACGTCAGGTACATCTTTTTCTACGCTTAAACCTTCTTTATACGCTTTACGTTTATGCATCTTAGATGCTAACCCGCCCCCATGAAATTCTATTTTATGTTCTTTTATTTCATAAGGGATACCAGTATAAGGGTCTACTTTAGGAACTAAACCACCTGTTGCCCTTAATAATCTTGGAACACTAGATTTATCAGGAGCATCTACAATAAAATCTGCTCCTTCTCTAATCTTACTACCAAAAAACTTATCTGCTCCTTTTGCAGCTTTTTGAAGCGGAGTATAAGGCTCTCTAAAACCTGTATACTCTTCCATAAAATCTCCTAAGTTTCTATCAAAAACTGTCTTAGTGCCTGTCAATGGAAGTTTACGTGCAGCAGTTTCTAATAAACCTCTATTGTATAATGTCATTCCTATTATATCATTTATAACTGGACCACCTACACCAACACCTGCTACAAGAGGGTTCTGCCCATATGTTAATCCTTCAGATACTCTTAGTCCATATTCTATTGGTCCGAGCAATCCTACTCTTTGATAAGCTTTTAAAGTATCTTGCCAGTCACTACCTTTTCTGTCTATCCTATCTCTTTTTTCTTCATTACTTCTCCAGTAGTTAGTAGCTTTAGCAACATTCGTAGCCATAGCAACAAAGGCTGCTATTTTTGGAGCATTTGCAGTAGGATTGGTTATGGTATCTCTTGCAAAGTTTTTTAATATAGTATTACCAAAAACTGTAGGATACCTTAAAAACTGTGTAAAGATATCAATCTTAGGATTAGTCATAAATGTAGGTACTCTTGCAGACTCTCTAGACGTTGGAAGTATTACACCATTTGTAAATCTTCCTGCTCCTCTTACTACATCTTTATAAAATTGTGTGTTTGTTTTAGAACCTCTTGCAGTCCATTGTAGTCCTTGTTCTACATCAATACCTAAATCAAATAATTCTCCTTTTAATTTTTGAACTTTAGCATCTTGTGCAAATTCATCTGATGAAAACTTTTTAATATTAAGTTTACCTTTTTGTTGAATAGCATAAAGCTTAGATAAATTATCAGTAATTAAATCTTTACCTGTAGAAAACGCAGCAAGCTGAACAGTTTTTGTCCAAGGTATTAGAAGATTAAATCTATAGAATCCTCTAGCTGCTTTTTTTAAGAGGGGGCTTTGTAATCCTTCACCAGAAATACGATTAGTAACATCTCCCATTGCTTCATCAACAGCAATAAAAACACTATTCATTTCTCTACGGATTTCATCATCCGACATTCTATGTTTTTCTTTT